GGTTGTGAGCAGGTGTTAGTTCTGGTATATACGTAGTAAGGGATGGGGGTGGTTGTAGTAAGCTGTTAAATGGTATTTCTTTTATGTAGTGTAAGAATTCTTTTTTATCTCTTATATGTAGGTTTTCTATACTATTTAGTACTTTTATTCCTTCTTCTATATCAAGATTTATTGTTTCACTATGATTTATTGGGATTATGTATCCTTTTGTAGAAGATAAAGGTCTAATATAAATAGCACATATGTTATTCTCTACAGGATGTAAAAATGGTGATGTTGGAATTATTTCAACATATGCTTCTTTGTATTTAATTTTACAAAGATGATCTATCTTATTTTGGTTTTCTATAAGCCAATACATAAGATAAAAATACTAAAAAATATTTAAAAAAACAAGTATTTTAGTAATAACCAGATGGAGAATCATCTAAATTTCCAGCTCCACTATTTGTATCTATAACATTTCCACTAGGAGAAGGTATAAAAGTTGAAGAAGAATCATCTTCTTGAGGAGGAGAAATTGGTGAATATTGTGTATAAGCAATTTGAAAAGCTTCTTCAAATCCTTCTAATTTTCTTTCATTAATTATTTTTTGAACATTTTGACGATTTGTTTGAGAATTTAATGAAATATCTTGAGTTATACTCCAAGGAATTTTAAAAGGTTCATATAATGACCATAATATATCTTCACTTTTACCTACTAATCTATTATATGTAGTTTGGGTAATTTCTAAGATTTTTGGTTCATTAGTTTTTTTACAAAAATATCTAGTAAAATTTCCATTAGTATAATTATCTTTTGTAGGAAGAGGAGTGTTGAATTGTGGGAGATATTTATTTTGAGTAGAATTAGTAGAAGAATATCTTGGATTATATTCTGTAAATACAGAAAGTGGGGGGTTTTGTGGATCAATACTATTGGTATTAATAGGAATATCTAATAACTCTAATAATATATTAGAAGAAGTATACTTTTTTCCATTAGATAATTCATAATATTTACCTACATATTCTTCTTTAGTAGTTGACAATATATACTCTTTACCATTAGTGTAAAGTCCTGTTTTAATTTGAGATTTTGGATAATATGGCATAATTATATTAATTTTACTACTGCGAAATGATGAGCATCTCTTGAACTAATTGCCCAAAAAACCTTTTCTGCTCCTCCTTGTACTAAACAGAAATTTTTATTTATTTCATCATGAACTAAGGCTGTTTTAACTCCAGCTGCAAGATCATTATTATATTTTGTTACTCCTGAAGAACCTAGTGAGTATACTCCTGAATTTATATCAATAGCCATAGCAAAGGCATGTCCTGAAATTCTACCATAATCAACTCCACCAGATGGGGTAACATCTCTAACAAGATAACCAGGAGACCATGATTTTATATGAGCGGAATTCCACATTCCTTTACTATCCAAGTGTTGAGCTATTTGAGTTAAAGTAGGTGCCCAAAATTTACTAACTTTCTTTGAAATTTTAAGACCATTACTATCATATACCCATCTAACCAAATAATTTTCATAAGCTGGGTTAGCTTCATATTGGTTTCTTCCTCCAAACCCCGTAACTTTTCTAATAACTTTTCCATATATTGTTCCAGAACTATCTCCTGGTTTAGTATATAAAGTTAAAGGATAAGTACCACCGTTCATATCTGCTAATTGTTTAATTTTTGAACTATTCATAGTTTTTGTTATATCTACATAATTAGTTCCATCAAATGCATTAGCTAATTGGGGAGGTAAATAAACTCCACCTGGGTCACCTTGAACTGTAGATGTTCCTGAGGGGAGAATAACAGGTGCACTTGGTACAACAACATTTTGTTGAATAAAATTAATATTTCTTTTTGTAAAAGAAAGTTTTGGAGGTATATCATAACTTTTTTTAGAAGTTGGAATTAAAGTCATTTTTAATGATGTTTCCCAATCATTATTTTTTAAATGATGATCTACACCTGTAACTACAAAACTTAAACTACTAGCATAATTACTAGGGAGAAATCTCGTATTTAAAATAATTTCATTATATATTTTAATTCCTGAAATTCCATCCATTTTTAAAGAAACATTAAAAGGAATAAATCCTAAACTTGAGCCATCTGATTGTTGAGCATGGTAGGCTCTGAAATATTCATCAGCTATTTGTTTATTAGTTTCAATCATTTCAGGGCTATAACTTATATTAACTAATTTAGAAGGTGGAGTAGCACTTGTAATTGGTATACCAGTATTATCTAAACTAACATCAATACCTAATGGGGTAAGCATACTATTTTTACTAGTTAACCAAGTTTTTTGAAATGATAAAATAGCATCTCTAATTTCATTTTTTTTATCTTTTTTTGCAGTACCAGTAGTAGTAGCATTAGCAGGTTTTAAAGAGGTTTTATATCTATCATTAACTCCTTTATTCCAATTTGCAAAGGCAGTTGCTTCTACTCCTTTAACATACCCACCTGCTGTTGCTCCTACTGTTACCATTGTAGCATAAGCAGGTGTTATTGCTGTTTTTAAATCAACTTTTCTTACAAAGCTTCCTTCATCATTTAAAAAACCATAAGGGTTTAATTCATATGGTCCACTACTAGTAGATTTATTTTTAGAAGAATCTACTATACTTAATTCATTTTTAGTTTCATCTATTACAGGCTCTAAATTAGTTACATTTGCAAATGCTCTATTCATCCCATCACATAACCCTTTAATAAAATTATAAATAGAAACATTTCCTAATGAGTCAGTACTTGAACTTAATACTTCTCCTATAAATTTAAAACTTAAATATATATTCATAGAATTTCCTTCTGTTTTATTAATTTCCCATGTTTTTAGTTTTCCATTTTTATTTTCAAAAGTTTTATATTTATTTCCAGGATTAGTTCCATCACTTGCAAATTCTAAAGTAGTTTTAAAAAAACATTTTGTTGTATCAAATGAGGTTAAGTTTGGTTTATTTTGCATATATGATACAAAATTAGAAGAATTAGGGTTAGACTCATTATTTATTAAAATTATATTTGGGTTATCTTTATTTTTAGCTGCTCCAACATCAACTCTACTTATAATATCATTTTTAAGAGTTTGTAAAAGAGCTCCAAATCTCATATAAAAATTGTAAGAGTTTTGATTATTTATTTGTCTATATAATCTACAAACATCTCCATCTTTAAACTTTTTTAAAGGATTTGCTACTGTTACAGTGGAGGTGGTAGAGTTAGTAATATTTAACTTAACTAAAGGAATATCAACTCTTGCTTTAAAAGGTAATGATTCACCTTTATTACCTATACTATCAAATGTTTCATTAGAATATTTTACATTTTTACCCCTTCTTTTATAGCCAAACCTATCAAATGACCACCCACCAAATGCTCTTCTTTGTCTTTCAGTATTAGATCCATCACCTTGATGAAATTGAGCTTCAGCAAATTGACCAGGATTAGGGATATTACTTTTCCATATGTGCAAATAAACTCCTCCATATGCACTATTTCCAGTTTTATATAAATTCCACATTATATTAAGTATAGATTTGGAATCCTTATAAAGTTTATCTCTACCGCCCAAGGTTGTAGCAGCTATTTTTGAACCTGCATCACCTTCAGATACTATAAATGTGCCTTTTACATCATCAGGGTCATCAGTTTCTCCTGCACCTGCACCTAAATCATCTACAAAAACATAATTCATAATATCAATATTAAAGAATTTAGAAAGTGTTTTGTAATTTTCTTTATTATCACCACTAAAACTTCCTTTTGTTGTAGTGCCTGATAAAAGTGGTTGGGTTTTTGCAAAATCTATACCTGGGTTTAGGGTTTCATCCCATTGTCCATAAGTTAGCCAAAATCTAAAAGCATCCCAATCCCACATTGAAGTATCTTTATCAAATCCTCTTTTATAAGAACCATTAGAACCTTTAAATCCAATAGAACTAGATGTAAAAGTATATCCTTTTGTAGAAGGATCAGCAGTATTAATAATTTGATCAATTAATTGTTGGTTTGGGTTTGCGGGATTAGAAGAAGCAAAATTTCCTTTTAATGTAAATCTAATTTTACCTACATCATCCATATTATATGCTCCATACTTCCCATCTAATGGTCTAAATTGATAAGCTCCTGAATTTTGGGTAAAGTCATAAGTGTCATATGATCCTGGAGTAGCATCTCTGGTGGAGAGGTATCCTAAATCTAATTCTAATGTAAAGTCTCCAGTTGTGAAATTTAAGTTAGCTGCTGAAGGAACTTCTAAACAATCTCCTATAAAAGCTCTTTCATTAATTGTTGGGCCTGCACCACTAGAGGGTAATTCTGTGTAATCTATTGATATTCCATTAGGTATATCATAGGGGTAAGTGCTTTGATTTGAGGCATTTTCTAATATTTTTTGTGGAGCTTTATAAAAATCTTTCCACAAAAATAAAATAGAAAATAAAGAATTTAATGTTCTATTATTATTTATAGGATCTGATGTGCTTGTAATTGTAATATTAGAGCTACCAGAAGTTGCAGTAAGAATATAATCATTGGTTTCCTCATCAAGAGTTACATTTGATTTTAATGATTCTATAACATCTCCTAAACTTATTAATTCTAAACTAATATCATAAGAACCATCATCATTAAAACTCCAATCAAAATTTGAAACTTTTCCTATAAATCCATCATAATTACCTTGATATTTTTTTCTTTTTGCTTCTACTAATTCTAAAAGTTCTTGAAAATTTCCATTTTTTAATTTAAGAAAAAAATTATTTTCTATTAGTGTAGTTTCTGTTTTATTTAATTTGCCTATATCATCATAATAATGACTATTACCCCATTCAAGTAATACAGTATAACCTAATCTTAAATAAAGTATATCAAGTATTTGAAGTTGATATTTATTTTCTACTCTAATTTTTAGTTTAGCTTTTTTTAAAGATCCTCTGTTTAAACATTTTATAGACATGTCTTTTATTCCAGGTCTTGGAACAATTCCAAATTGAGGATCAATTTCATATGAACTAGGATCAGTACCTTGTGAAAAAGGAGTACCAATACCTTGTTTAGTTTGTAATGGTTTACCTTGACCAACATAATCTGCTAGTCCACCAAATAAAACATGTTTTTGGGCTAAACCCATTCCAGATAAATCTTTTATATCTTTACTTCCAGAGGCATATCCTATTTCTACTAATTTATCTTCAGTAACAGAAACACCAGAAGCCATTTTAACCCATGCTGTTTTAGCATCAAGATAAATTAAATCTTCATCAGTTTTGATTTGAGTAGAAGAGAGTTTTCCTTGCCTAACATTTATTTGGTTAGCAACATAACTTTTTATTTCTTCTCCTATTATAGACATTTTTAAATACCATTCATCAGTTCATAAACTGCTATTATTCTAGTAGTATTTGATGAAGCAGGTATTCTAATTTGAGAACCCACATTAGGATATAAAGAATCAAAGGGTTGGTTAGGATTTGCTCTAGAGATAATCCACCATAAACTAGAATCCTTATAATATGTAAGTGCTAAAGTATCATACCTATCACCTTGTGATACAAATGCATAAATATCCAAAGGGGAAATTGGTATTACCGGATATTTTATATTTATGTATCTAGTTTTTAAAGTTTCTGGGTCTCTAAGTGTGGGTAAGTTACTATATCTGTTCATAATCAGTTATATTTTAAAAACTCTAAAGGTTTTAAGGTGTAGGAAAAAATTGTGAAGTGAATTTGGCTTGATCAAAAGGAAGGTTAGGGGATACATTTGATGGATTAACGTTTGTAAAATTAACTGATTGTGGGGGAGAATATCTATAATTAGATAACATATTTCCTTTTACATCTTTCATAACTTGTTGATCTATATTTTCTATAGGGTTTACAGCTGAATGATAAAAATGAGAAGTTTGAGTTGTTGATGTTGTTGCTGTGTTTAGTCCTGAAGTGTTTTGTTGAGCTTGGGTGTTGATTTGATTATATCCATCTCCTTCTTTTCCATCACTTTTTAAAGTAATATATTTTTGTTCACCATAATCAATAACAGGATTATTATCAAATCTAACTTGATCATCTATATTATCTAATGTTTGGATTGAAGGGTTAAAAGTATGGATTGGAGTAAAGTTAATAGAAACACTTACCATATGTGGGACTTGTTTTACTATAGGACCTCCTTGATTTTCATTTTCTCCATCAAGACCCAAATTAACTTCCCAAGGTGTTTCTTTATCTATATCTAATTTTATACTATCAATAAACCCAGGTTGTTCTCTTAACCAATCTCCTACAGTAAGTTGAACTAAGTTACCTGACATATATCCTTCTTTTGAATAAAAAGGAGCTAAATGAGATACAAAATAGTTTAATTTTCTATAAAGTGGCATTAGTTCTTGTTTAGAAAAAGCTACTACTTTAAAAGATAAATTTACACTTCTATCAAAACTATTATACCTATAAAACTTTTCAGCTCTTCCCATATATTCTTGGGATTTCCATCCTGATTTGTATCCATCACTAAATTTATCTAATAAAACTCTAAAATGTAACCAATGTTTAGCAATACTTTTAATATTACTATTATCAGAAATAGAACTATTATCAAATATACCCATTCTAAAATCAATAATATCCTTTAGTTTATCTTTTCCTGGTTGGCTACTGTCAAATGTTTGACTTTTATATATAGAAGACATATTAATCATGTCTTGATTAGGAGCTAATTCATTTTTTCCTAGTATTCTTTTACCAAGTTCATAATTACTTATATTACCAGGTCTTCCTCCTCCTCTATAGTTTAACCTTGTTTCAATATTTCCTGTTTTTTTCTCATTAGGATTATAACTAGGAGAAGCACTTAAAAATTTTACTTTAGGTAAATTTTTCTTTCTTTTATTTACATTTTCTAATTTAGTAGTTTTATTACCTAAAGCAAACCAAGCTTGTTTTCTAAAATCTTCTCTTATAGAAGAATCTTCATTAGGTTTAATATATTTTTTTAAAAATTCATCACTATCCCAAGTTAAAAAATTTGTAAACTTTCTACTTAAGTCTTTGTTTGAAATTAATGAATTAATTTTATCTTTTCCACTACTATCAGTAGCATATTTTATTCTAGTTCTTCCAATACCTAAAAGAGATCCAGGACCACCACCATATGCTTCTATAACATTTCCTCTAGTAGGAGATTGTTTAGCTAATCTTTTTAATTTTTTTACTAATCTATTTTTCTTTGGTTTATCTCCTTTAATTCCTTCTCTATTAACTTTTTCATATGTAGGAAGTTTTAAAAGTGGGATTTTACCTGTAGGGTCTATTCCTTGTTTTAAAAAGTGACCTCCAATTCCATTTGCTGCTGCTTGAATTATTGTAGAGGTAGGGAGATACAATCCTTCTTTTGCTATAGCTAAAGCATTAGAAACAGTTTTAGGAGTTTCAGAACCAAATCCTGTTCCTACTCTTGAAAGTAAGTTCTGTTTTGCTATAAATATTAAACCCTCTGTAACATTGGTACTAGTAAAGAATCTTGTTAATCTTGTTAAATCATCAGATGCACGTACTAAACCATAAAGATTTCCTCTATTTAATACATCAGGGCCCCAAAATTTAGACTCATATCTAATTTTTTCTTTTGCATCAGAAAGAAAATCTAAACCTAATTCTTTTTTCTTTTTTTCAACATCTTCGGCATCAAGTTTTCCTAAACCAATTAATTGTGAAATAAGACCAGGGTTTAACTGTTTAAAAGTTACATCTGAGTCAGGTAGAGGGATTCTAATAATAGGTTTATCTTCTTTTTTTAAAGAAGCACCTCCAGGATATCCTATAGTTTTTTGTCCAAAAGAAACTCCTGAAGAAACAGTATTAGGTCCACCTCCTCCATAAAATTGAAAAGATTGTCCTCCATTTAATATGTCGAGAAGACCCATACTTTATTAGTTTGGAGCGTTTTGTAAATAAGGTAAAGCTTGGGTTGATGCCCCAGGTGTGCTATTGCCATGTCCTGCAATTGTTGGTGATTGGCCATTTAAATCAATTGTTGATGGTGAAGGTAAAGGATTTACAATTCCATCATTATAGTTAGCATAGTTTTGAACAACGTTACTAGCATTACTACCATTTAAAGAATGTCCTGGAGATCCATCAGCTTTTGCATGTAATCCAGAATTATTTGTTATAAGGTTATTTCCTACAGGCCCACCAGGAATAGATGATGGTGTTCCACCATCATTTGTTGATAAGGTAGACCCATTTGTTTGTAATTTATCTAAAAGTCCCATAATTTATATATTTTTATTATAAATATTGTAGATTATTGGAGATCGAAGCTGTTTTTTCCAACTTCTTCACCAAATGTGTTAGGATTATCACCTGTTCCAGCTTCAATTACTTTTTTACCATCCATACCTACATTAATAGGTCGATTAGCCATTGCTTCTACTTTAGTACTTAAATCATTTATAGCTGCTACTACTGTAGACATATCTCCCATAGATACAGACCCTGCTGAACTTGTTTTGGTAGCTTGACCTGGTGTTGAAATTGCATCATTTGCATAAAGATCAGTTCCTGCTACAATAGTATCTTTATTATTAAAAGCTATAGCTCCTTCTTTGGCAAGTAATACTCTGTCTCCAAATCCTGATTTCCCTGATGGTCCTATCATACCATCACCCATCATCATCATTCCTCCAATAACTGCCATAACTGCAGCAATACCTGCTATAATAGGAACAGTTGCAGCACCAAGAGTTGAAGCTTGAGCACCTGCTACTTTAGCGGAGGTAATAGCTGCTTCTTTAGCTGCTATTCCTGTTAATTTAGAGTCAGTTTTATTTAATTCTCTTCTATAAGCTTTTGCTGCTTGCATTTGAGCATATACTGAAATTAAAGAGTTAGCAAGACCTACAACTAATTTTGTTGAAATAATAGTCCCAATAGCAATAAATAAAGTTTTCATTCCTCCTAATTTGTCAAATATTTTCATCACTCTGTCAAACATTTTTTGGAAATTTTCATTAAGAGTAGTCATAGCAGGTATCATTTTTTTTACCATTTGATCTGCCATTGCTTTTTGTGATGCTGCTGCATTTTCTTGAAGGGTAGCTTGTTCCATTTGTTTAGTTAAAGCATTTGTACCCATTTCTTCCATAGCATAGGCTACATCTTTTTCTGCAACTAAAGCATCAAATTTTTCTTGGGCTTTTGCCGCAGATTCTACATTCATAGCAGCAAGAGCTTCTTGTTCCATCAACATAGAAGACATTTCTTCTCTACTCATACCCATAGCCTTAGCTATAGATTCTTGTTGAATACGATTCATGGCTGCAAATTCTGCTTGACCTCCCATTTGGGCTTTAAGCTCTTTTGCTAATTCTCCAGTTTCATTATTTAAAGCATGTTGTCTAGCTTTTTCAAGATTTAACTCTTTTCCAGTTAATAATTCTGCTTCAAGTTCATTTGCAATAGATTCTTCAAAATTTAATAAGCTACCTGCTATGTCATCTACTTTACCTAAATTTGTTCCTAATGCTTTTGCTGATGCCATTGCTTTACCTAAACCTTCAGCACCTCCTGAAATAGATATTTTAATTGATGAAGAAAGTTTTCCAATTTCCTTCATTGCCTCTTTTTCATTAAGGACTAATTTAGATTTAAGACCTTGCATTTTAAACCCTTTTGCAAAATCTTTTAATGAATTTTTTGTTGACTTACCTGTAGCCATAGTATATTTCATTATACCCTTAGTTTCTTCTTCTGTGTACCCTGCAGTTTGTTGAAGTTTAGTCATTAATGCTAAATCTTCTTGGAGTGGTTTAGACATATCTGCAAATCCTACTGAAGTGCCTAAAGATTTATTTATATTAACTAAAGATTTACCAAGTTCTTCTGAGTTGTGAAATGCATCTCCTGTAGCTTCTGCAAACTCTATCATTGCAACTTTATTGGCACCAGCTTCTCTATAGGACATGTTTAGACCCTTAGCTACTTCACCAATTTGAGTGTCAGCATCTAAAACAGACCCAACAAAAAAAGATATAAGTTTATTTATAAGATTAAGTGGACTTAATAGTCCATCAAGTGGGGTAGATATTCCCTCTAATGCTTTTACTGCTCCCGTTCCTGCTTTTTTAAATCCTTGAAGAAGACCACTTGTATATTGTTCTGATGGTTTTTTATCAAAAGCATCTTCTAATTCCTTTCCTAAATTATCTGCAGCTGCTACAGTTTGACCCATTGCTTGGGTAATTGCTGTTTGGCCTTGTTCTTGTAGTGCTAATTTAATATTAATATCTGCATACTCCTTTTGAATTTTACGAAGTCTATCTTGTCGTTCTCCAGTTAAACCATTAGTTTTTTTAGCTTGTTTTTCTATCCCCTTTAAATATCCAATTTCATCTGCTAGACCTTTTCTAGTTTCTTTATTAGATTTTATTTTTTCTTCAAGTATATCAGATTCAGCAGATAATTGTTTTTTTGCAGTTTCAAGTTGAGATTCAGCAGTAGATAACTGCTCCTTAGTCATAGTACCTGCTTCTTTAATTAAGTTTAAAGAATTTCCTAGAGAATCTGAAAAGTCAGCACTTTGTCCTAAATTTTTAAATTGATCTTGGAGTTGTTCAACTAAACCTTTTAAATCTTGAGCATCTTCCCTAAGTCCCATAGAGTACTATTTTATTATAAATATTAAAAATTAACATTTTTATCCATATTTAACAGGAGATGGAGATGGTTTAAAATTAGGTGGGGTAATTTTTTTATTAGGTTGATCTTTAAAAGATGTTGGATTAAGTGTTTGTTTGTTTGGATTTTTAGCTTTATCTACTTCATCTTTTTCTTTTAAATAAAATTTATTTATTTCTCCAAAAATAAAATTACGGAGATAAATAGGAAGGTTATAAACTGTATTCCAGTCATAACCTCCTTTTCCATGAAAACATATCTCATGGATTTGTTTATATAAACTTATTTGATATTTTTTAGCTGTTTCCAAAGTCAGGCCAAAAAAAGCTAAGCCCAATTGGGATATTGACTCCACTCGAAGTTGTGGTGGGAAAAAAAGTCAGATCTACGTCTGGTTGGGTTTTTTTAATATGATCGCGAAGGGACCTTGAGTCCCTTGCTAAAAGTCTTTTATCTACGAATTCACGAATTGTTGAAATATCTTTATCTCCTTCTATTGATGTAATCATAAACTTCATTTTAGTAGATATTTCTGGGGAGCTATCTTTATTAAGCCTTTTTAAACCTTCTAATTCTCTAGTTATATTTTTATCATCTTTATTAGTTAATAATTTATAAGTAATATTAACTTTTGAATAAGGTAAAGTATAAAGAAATTCATTTAGTCCTGGGGTAATGCCTTTTTCATCAAAAGGTTTATTTTCTAATTGACCTAAATCAACAGTATGTTCTTCACCTTCATATTCAAAAATATAATCAGGACCATATCCTAATACACGAGCAGCTACCATTACAGCATTTTTATCTCCTACTACCATACTATCATAATCAACTTCAGATACAATTAATGATTTTAACAATTTATCAATAGCTATTCCTTTTTTAATATATGATTGATTCATAAGGATGTCTTCTTCCTTAGCAGTCATATACTTCATTTCAATTACTCCAGATGATAGAGGGCTTTCTTTTGGATAAACTAGTCCTTTAGATGGTAATTCAACCTTTTCGGTTGGGGTAGTAAATTCACTCATAATTTTTATTTATAATAACTTTATTATTCCTATATACATATATTAAATAGAAGAAATATTATCATCTCCTGTAAAAAATGCTTTAACTCCAGGTACTTTTTTTATTTGTTCTGCAATTTCTTTTAATTTTGATCTGTCAAATCCACCTTTTGTAATCCAAGGATAACCATCTACTTTTACTGTTAAGGTAGCTTTAAATTTAGTTTTATCTTGTTCACTATATTCAAGTGGTTCTTTTGATGATATTACTGTAATTCCTGAAATAGCTCTAATATCAGAGTAAATTTCTGTTTGAGGTCGTTCTTTAATATTAGTAACTAAAGTACCTATCATTTTAAATTTATCTTGATAGTCTTCATTTATAGCTTTTTTAAGCTGTTCTTTTACTAATGTACGTAAACTATTATATTTCATTTGTATGTATATGTTATAAATATAATAAGGTATAATTAAATAATCAAGGAAAAATAAAAGCTCCACGTGTAAGTAGAGCTTTTAAATATATTTTTAAAATTGATTTTAGTAATTTAATACACAATAATCTGGTTGGACTTCAACTGTAATATTAACAGGAGTACCATCATCATCCCAGTTATAATCTCCAAAATTTGTACTTGTAATAACTGCTCCTTTTATAATCCATTCAGAAACTACATCACCTACAGGTCCTAGTGTATGGAAAGTAACATCTTTTTTATAGAAATCAGAGTAACCATCTCTACCTGTTACAGATTCATGTCCTAAACGTACCCATTCCATTACTGATTGTGCTCCAGATGGGGTAATTGCTTCATACATTGTAAATGTAATAGGCTGCCATACTGTTTTTCCTTTTACATAACGTTGAATGTTAATGTGGTTAAGAGCAACTGCTGTTTGCGATAGTGAAATTGCTGATACACCCTTAACTAGATATCCTGGAACTCCTTCTAAAGTAGAGACGTAAAATCTATTACTTTGTTTGGGTTCAAACGGGGTGAAAAACATTTCGTTGAAGTTTAAAATCGGCATTTTATTTTATTTTTATTTTATTATAAATATCTAACTTTTTAATCTTTTAACCTGGGAATTCAGCTCCAGTTGGTTGTAATATAAAATCCAAAGCAATAAATTCAGCTGTTCTAGTTGGTTGGATAAAAATTTGACCTATTAATTGATTTTTATCAATAATATCAGGGCCATTATTTGAATCATCCATTATTACTTTAAAAGCAAATAAGCCTTGTTTTTGTTGGATTTTTTCTAAATATGGGTTTACTCTAGCGAGGAAAGATCCTCTTGTTACTATTGTATTTTGTTCAAATACTATAGTTTCAGCTATTTGACCTATAAATGATTTTAATTCTATTAGTAATCTTCTTACATTTACTCTATCTAATGCAGAAGCATCTTTTTGTAATGTTTTTTGTCCATAAACTACAACTCCTTGTTTTGGTAGTGTAGCTATTGGATTAATATTTGCTTCATATAAAGTATCTCTATTTGCTTGAGTTAATTTATATTCGGCGCTTAAAACCGTGTTTAAACCACCTCTATTAATACCCGCTGGGGCAAACCATGGAGCAGCTACTTTATCGTTAAATGCATATACACCTGGGATCATTGTTGAAGCAGGAACAAATACTAATTTACCTGTTGCTGGGTCTGAAATTCTTACCCATGGCCAATAAGTAGCAGCGTAGGAAGTATCTCTTGTTGCTGATTTTCCAATAGCGGTTGTTACTGTGCTACCATAGTTAACTGTGTCATATACAAATAAATTATCTCCTCTATTTTGTGTATTAGTTACAATGCTTGTAATTTGAGCAATGTGTGATTCATCTGTTAATCCTGGTGTAAATAATACATTAAATTTATAATCATCAGTATTACTTAGTAATGAGATAGCATTAGTATAATTAGTACCTGTTAAACCTTGTGAATCAGTAGCATCTATATTTTGGTAAAATTTACCAGCTCTAACAGGGAAAGGTGCCCCAGTAGCAGCACCAAATACTCCATTTCCTTTAGTTGGGATTGAACTTGTAAAAGCTGTAACTGCTGTTCCATTTGGATCTAAATAGTTAGGTGTAGATAAATTTACAGATTTAACTCTTACAAACCTTGAATTATTAGGATATTCACCTGTAACTGTCATTTGGTTATTTACTGAATCATAGGTTAATTTTTGGTCTCCTATTGCTTTAGCAACATAGTTATTAGAATTTGGATCTAAACTTAAATTATTAAATGATTCTAAAACTATTTTTTTATTAGTAATATCATTACCTTGTCTAATTATTAAACTAAAAGTTCCTGATGAAGTATTAGCACTAGTAACTTCCCATCTTACATTGTCTTTAGTACCTGTTGCAAGAGCACCACCTGTTCCACTAGCACCTGTATTCATAATAGTACCTTCAGAAATAGTTTCTAAAGTAAATGCGGCTGAATTTACTATATCATCAGCATTTAAAGTTATAGTTGCATTTGTTCCTACAGCACCAGCTCCAAAACCTAAAGATTGGGATGGAATAGTAACTATTTCTCCTACTACATATCCAGACCCACCATTAGTAGCTGTTATAGTAGAAACTGTTGTTCCATTTGTTAAGGTTATACTACCTGTAAAAGCTGTTCCTGTACCACTTGAAGATCCAGATATTGTGTATGTTCCTGCGGAACCAGTAACACTAGCTAAAGAAGTTAGTAAAGCATCTGTTTCAGTTGATATTACCCCAGATTCAACAGCAGAATTAACATTTGTAGTTGCAGAAGTAAATGAACCAGTAACAACTCTAGTTACTAAAAGTGATTCACCACCATAATTAAAATAATTATAAGCTGCTATTGAAGTTAAATATGAATAATTTTGACTACCACTTTCAATTACATCACCAAACATAGTAGTATATTCAGCATAAGATGTAACTTTAACAGGGGTTTCAATAGGACCTTTTACGGTAGGACCTATAATAGCTGCACCTGCTTGTATAGGTTCAGCTGTTAAGAATGTTTGATCTATTTCATTTAAAGAAACTCCAGGGGAGACTGTAAAATTTGCCATTTTATGTTTTTATTATAAATATTAATTCTTTTTTTAAAATATTATTATCAAGTAGAAAATGTTGCTCCAGTTGGTAATATATTAAAATCTAGTATAATAAATTCAGCTGTTCTAGTTGGTTGGATATAAATTTGACCTATTAATTTATTACTATCTATTACACTAGGTGGATTATTTGATTCATCCATTATAACTTGAAAAGCTGTTAATCCTTGTTGTTGTTGAACTGTTTGTAAATAAGGATTTACTTGAGATAAAAACTCATTTCGTGTTGTTTCTGTGTTTTGTTCAAAAACAAACCCATCAGCTATTTGAGAAATAAAGGATTTTAATTCTATTAATAACCTTCTTACATTTACTCTATCTAATGATGTTTTTCTTTTTTGTAAAGTTTTTTGACCAAATACTGTAACAGCTGACCCACCAGCTGTAGATAAGGTTGCTATAGGATTAACTTTGTTTTTATATAAATTATCTCTATTACCTTGAGTAAGTACTCTTTCAGTTTGAGTAACAGTTCCCATTATTCCTCTATTAACACCAGCAGGTGCAAACCAAGGATAAGCTATATTATCATTTTGTGCATAAACTGAAGGAATCATAGTTGAAGCAGGAATCCAAACTTGTAAAGCAGTACTTGGATCTAATGTTTTTACCCAAGGCCAATAAGCAGCTGCATATGAAGTATCTCTAAGTTGAGCTCTTGATAAAACAGGAAGGATATTTGAATTATATCCTACTAAATCTATTATAGTCATAGTATCAGCTCTATTTTGAACCATATCAATTAATTGTGTAATTGTAGATGTATGATCAGAATATTGGGTTGGGTCTGCAACTAATCCGGGAGTTGTTATAAAACTATATTTAAATGCATCTTTATTAGCTAATAAGGATATTGATGTTGTATAATCACTTGCTTTTAAACCTTGTATATTGGTGTTAGATATGTTTTCATAGTAATTTCCTGCTATTCCTGTTGGTATGTTACTACCTTTTCCATCTCCAAAAACACCACTTGATGTTACTGGGATTGAGGAAGTAAATTGTGGTTTTGGTGTGCCATTATTATCAAAATATTCAGGTGTAGGGTGAAGAACACTTTTTACTCTAACATATTGTGATTGATTTGGGTATTCACCTGTTAATTGGATATAATATTCACCATTATCTTCTTTAACTTCTTCAATTTGATTACCTATAACTTTTTCTATATAATTAGCTTCATTTGGGTCTAAAGATAGGGGACCCCATGTTTCTAATATAGAAGGAAATAATGATGAATCATTTCCTTGTCTAATTAATAAACTAAAAGTACCATCATTAATATCAGGAGTTTGGATTTCCCATCTATAGTTTTCAGTTGATCCACTTAATAAGGTATTATTTGATCCTGTAGGGCCAACGCTATTTAATAGTTCTCCTTCTGCTAAAGTTTCTAACACAAACAGTTCAGTATTTACTCCTCCTGAAAAGTCATAATTAATACTTCCTGAAGTAAAATATTGGGAATTACCAATTAAGGCATTTTGTCCTATATAGGTTAAAGTTAAATTAGGAGAATTATTAGAAGATGAAATAAATTGTAAAGAAGAACTAAAAGGTGCTACAGAACTACTTACTTCAAGTACTGCTGAAGAAGAAAAAACATAAGAAGCAATTGTACTATTACTAAATGACCCTGTGTTTATATTAATTTGAGTTGTAGTATTAGCAACATTTGATCCTGTATAAAAAAGTGTAATACCATTTATACCAAATGATCCAGATCCTGCACTTGCTACACTAGCAGATATAAAAGTAAGATTAACATTTGCTGTAGCTTGAGTTTCAGCTAATGAAGTTTGAATTCTTGATGATGATGCAGGAGTCCAAGCAGTTATAGTACTACCACTTACTACTCTAGTTACTAATAAAGATGTTCCTCCAGCTGCAAAATAGTTATATGATGAAATTGATGTTAGATATGAATAATTTTGGCTACCACTTTGGAATAAAGCACCAAATTTGTTTGTATAATCACTATAAGAAGTACATATAGTAGGAATTCCAATTTTGCCCCTAACAGTAGGGCCTATAATAGCAGCCCCTGCTTGAATAGGTTGTGCTATTTGGAAAGATTGATCATTTTCTCTAGCTAATACACCAGGTGATATAATAGTTTCAGCCATTTGCTAATAGGTTATTTTGTTATAAATATAGCATGTTTTAAATTAATTACTCTAGTTTACTAATTTCACCAGTTTCTGGGTTGAGGTTTATTTTACCATATTTTTGGTATATAGAACTAGTAAAATCTTTTTCACGATTTTCTAATTCTTCTAAAAAAGATTCAGCTTTATTTTTTCTTTTTTCTAATTGAATTTTAATCATTTCAATTTCACCTAACTCTAAAATTATAGCTTGAGTTTCTGTTTGAATTGATTTTAAATTTTCTATTTCTTCTTTTTCTAAAAACTTTTGATTTTCTGTATTTGAAACAATTGGCATATATGCTTTATTTTATTTATTTATTATTCTAATGATCCTGTGTCTGTCCAAAATGAACTAGTTAATTGAGTTAAACAATC